TATCTGCCCATAAAGGCATAGTTGACAGCGGCACATTTCTTTTGTGCCAGCAAAAACTTTCAGAAAACCGACAAATAAAAAACCTTCACAAAGGCAAGTATTCATGGCTCACAGGGTTCGTAAAATGCGGTTACTGCGGATATTCTTTTTCTGTACGTAAATCGCGCACTTCCGAAGGGGAAACCGCATATTTCTATGACAGCGGCAAATATTTATACAAAACTTGTACGCACAATCAGACCCACCGGGTCAAAGACGTTGAAGATGTTGTTGAAAGTGAGTTAATAAGAATTATAGAAAAGATTGACTTCAAAGAAAAAGAAGATACGCCGGTAAACAATCAAAATATTAACAAAATTAAAGAAATTGACGCTAAAATTTCCAACCTGATTTTAGCTCTGGAAGATTGCAGCGGCGTTTCCTCATCATATATAAATACGCGTATTGCTGAACTTGATATGGAAAAACAGGAACTTTTGGACAAAATATCATCGGATGCTTTAAACCGAAAAAAAATAGCCCTTCCAAAAATAGAGGACTACAATAATATGTCTTTTGAAGAAAAAAGACTGCTTGCAAAAATGCTTATCGACAAAGTAATTCTAACAGATGATAAAATAGAAATATCCTATAAATAGCCCTTTTACGGGCTATTTATTATTTTTCTCTATTAATTCATGTTCAGAAAATTTAAGTTTCCCTGCTTTATAATCTGCCATCTTTTGTTCCAAATATCTAATATTGTTCTCCGAATAAAACCGGTCTATTGCAACATCAAAAGGTATGCGTTTTTCCCTGCCTACTTTTTTTGCAAAAATCGTAAAAGCCGCCGTCATAGTAAGCCCCAATTCAGAACACGCCTGTTCCATACACTTTTTCACATCTGCGTCAAGCCTAAAATGGACATTTGCCGTTTGAGACATATTTAACCCCCCCTTTTTTCTTTCTTTTTATTAAAAAAGAAAGTATCAAGTATTTTAATTTGTTTTTTCTTTATAACTATATATTATAAATGTCGCGCCTATGCCCAACGGATAACGCTAGGATAACCATTCTATCATCATATATTTCACAAATAAGACGATAATCCCCTATTCTATATCTCCATTGTCCGCTCCTGTTTGCTGTAAGTCCTTTTCCATGCCGACGCGGATCTTCACACCCAACGAGATTTTTATCAATCCATGAATAAATTATCTGTCTGGTATATTTATCCAACTTTTTGAACTCTTTAATTGCCCTTACCGAATACTCCACTTTATATCTTATCATAATCCCAAAAGTTCCTTTACTTCTTCATGCGAATATGTTTTTGGATCTTTCAGGTACTCTTTATATGCTTCATCAGCTACGACAATATCGTATTCGTCCTCAATTTTTTCAAAAAGCGCTTTTTTAAACGCTTCACCCAAAGACAAAGAATGAAGTTTAGCATAACTTTCGGCAAGCAGTTTTTCTTCTGTTGTCAGCCTAATTGAAAAACTCATATAATCACCTCTTTGTAATACATTGTACTACAAAAATTTTTGTTTTTCAATAGCCTTTTATGTAATTAATTATACCTAAAAACGCCTGATTCAAAAATACTTATTGACAAAATAATTTAACTGATAATAAAATAAAAATATCCTATGAAAGTCCAGTAAATACGCTGTTTATTTTTGTTTCTAATGTATCAACACTAGAAATAAAAATAAAACAATAAAACACTACAATTAAAGAGGAAAATTTTACTTATTTCAAATCATAAAAATAACACATTGTTATCGCTTATTATACCCCATAAAGCCCCGCCCTGTCATTAATCACAAGCAATTTCAGCATAGAATATGTCAATTCCAGTTCTCCCTTGTCATTGCCTTTCAAATACCCTTTGTCCAACAGTTTTTGTACTGTAGGCCTCGCCCATTCCGGTACTTCTTCCGTCCAATTATATATCTTCTCCATCGTTTTTGTTTCCTCCATTCCTAAATATTCAAATATTCCTGCCGCTATTGCCACAGCAAATTCATTTGTTTTATTTATAAGTTTTTCCTTATCCGTACTGTTCGATATAAAGGCTGTTTCTACTAACACGGCCGGCATTTTCGTACTGTTTAGTACGGCTAAATCCTTTCTTATTTTAACTCCCCTGTCAACCGTTTTTAAAGCTTGTACTACGGCATTTTGTATGTCCGCGGCTAGTGCGTCGCTTTCACCGTCGTAACCGTATATAAGGCACTCTGTACCATTCGCCGATACCGACGCCGCGCTGTTGCAGTGGAGCGATATAAACAAATCGGCGTTTGACCCGTTTGCCTTTCCCGCTTTTTCGTTTACATTGTCATATATATCGCCGTCCCTTGTAAGGAATACTTCAATTCCCTTGCCCTTTAGTATTTCGTCAAGCTTTAAAGCAATATTCAGAACAATATCTTTTTCCTTAAAACCCCCGTTAACGGCTCCCGGATCTTTCCCTCCGTGCCCCGGATCTAAACATATTTTCATGCAATCCCTCCATTTCCTCATACTCCAAAATATTTATCAATTTAAAATTTGGTTAACATAAAAAGCCATGCATCCAGCATGGCTTCACACCTTAAAAAAGATCTTTTTTACTTGTATTCCAAAGTAATATATGATACTATATATTCAAGATTAATTTTTGGGGCTGAGTTCCGCGCTTTCTATAAAGGCCGGAGCTCTTTTTTTATAAAAAAACGCCCGAAATTCTCCGAACGCTTTACAAACTCCAAAAATATGTTATAATTTACTTAGGTAGGTAGCCGCCCGCCCACTGCCAATGGGCTTTGCATGAGCGGTTAAGCCTCGTTTTTAGTTAAATCGCCCTAGTGCTTGTGAGGCTAAGAAGGGCGATTATTTTTTTGTCCTGAAATTCAGGATAGCAATAATGAGCATTCCAAAATTTATCATTAACAACAAAACTTGGTATGTATCCATACTTGCCACCCCCCTTCCCTAAGTGAAAGGAGACAAAACCGCCCTACGGCTACCATGTTTTAATCTTACCATAAAACAGCTTTTATGTATATAAAAACTTACTTCCTTTCCGGCCTGCCATACGTCATAGCCCTGTCGCTGTCCCCGGCTCCCGCCGTCGTAGGGTCTATCACTACGCCCACGGCGACAAGTATGTTAATAACGGCCATTGCAAGCTGTGCGGCCATATCCTGCGTTACCGCCGGCACAATGCCGAACATCCCCAATACCTGATAAACAAAGGCTAATATAACAGTCAAAAACGATACAAGCCACGTTTTGTTTTTAAATCTTACTCTCCAATTTATCCTCATTTCCTGCCGCCCCCTTCAAGCGTTGTTATCCTCATTTCATGGTCGTTAATGGCCTTGTCCTGTTCGTCGTTATGTTCCCATATCCGGCGGTGGCTTTCCTTGTTGTTCACCTCAAACGTGCTGAATTGGCTGTCCAGCCTTTCGCATGTATGGTCAAGCTTCGATATGGTGTTCGTCAGATTTATAATAGGCTTAGCCACCGTGAAGAACAGGCCCACAAGGGCTATTATAACGGTTACAACCTGCCATTCCATTTTTACCGCCTCCCTGTTAAAAGCAAAAGGGCGGGATAATCCCGCCCGCCGCCTTAAATCATTTCTTGTTCCCGCATTCCCCGTAAAGCCTTGCAAGCTCCGGTATAACGGCTATTTTTTCGCCGCCGCCGTCAACCTTCATTTCGTCGGGGCTATAGACAATAATACCTTCGCCGTTTACTACGGGATAGCCGAATTTATGTTCAAACTGCGTTTCGACAACCCTCGTTCCCTTTAATGCCGTGTCTATGGCCGTCTGCATATCCTCTGTAATATGCATTATGCCTCCCCTGCTTATATACGCAAAACCTTTTTCCATATAAAAATCCCCTTTCAATAAATAAAATATAATTGTCATATGTAAACCCGGCCGGGGTTTTACCAAATAAAAAAACAGCCTTTAAGCCGCTTAATACAAACTATTTAAAATTCTGCGAAAGTATCGTTTCTTTTTCTTCCTCCGTTATCCTTCCTTTTTCAACGGCCTTGTTCAAATACTCTTCGTCCGCTTTCCCCATTATCCACATGTTTAATATAAATTCGTACATAACTTTTCCCCTCCTACATCAACAGCAGTTCCATTACGGCGCTTTCAAGGGCCGCAAGCCTTTCGCCATCGCCGGGCTGGGGCTTCGGAAGGCTTTCCCTCTCTTTTGCCTTTTCTTCCTCCGTCTTTTCCCTTACCGCGCCGTTTTCATACTTATATGTATAAATCCCGTACGCGTCCGCTATGGGTTTTGCAAAGTAGTTCCCCTGGGCATGGGCATACCTGTCGCCGTACCCTTTATCTATATAAATCAATCCTGCTGTATCATATAAAAATATATCGCTATCAATGTATATAACATCATTTTTGTTATTTATCATTATGTATACTTTTATTTCTGGCTCTGAACATACAATCGCCATTTGTCCTATACACTCCTTTTTTACTAACATATCTTAATAAACCTCCGCATCAGCTTCAAACTCTACCATATAAGAAATTCCGTCGGCAATCGCCCCCGGAATTTCAGACGCAATATCAAATAAACACCCTGTTCCTAATGGGCTTAAATGACTAGTGAAGCCGGTTAGTTTGTAAAACTGTCCGTTGCTATTACTTCGCGCTGTAACATTAACTAACTTCGGAATCGTTCTCATTGAAACCGGAAATACTATGCTTCCATATAGTTCTGTCGTTCCTCTCGCCCACATTACATACGGCGTTAGTCGAGGAGATATGTTTGCATTAAAATAATACCTTTGACAAAGGGCAAGTTCCTCTGCATAAAGCCGTGGCACAAAAGGAGTTGACGTTTCGCCGTATTCAAGTTTAACCCATTTAATTATATTATTTGCGCTACATACTAACTCTACGCTCATATTATTTATATAACTTAAAGAACAACGCATATATGTATTGCTTGAAGCTCCGGTTCCATATGCTGTTGCAAAAAAGCTTGCCCCTTCAGAGGGTTTGTCCGGTACTTCACCTGTGGCCAAATATATTCCGTTTTCGTCACACCATGATAACGTTACCTTTGTGCCTTCCGTAATATTATTTTCTAAAATTTGTACTATATCAATGTAACCCCCGGAACTTTCCGTTGCTTCAACAGCAAGCCCATCAGATGAAATTGATACTTTACCATTTGATATAAGTTTCCAACGGTCGATAGTATATTGGCCTGAAATTGTATATTCGCTTTTCCCCCTCTGGTTTACGGCGTTTGTAAAGTTTCCGTTTATAAGCATATTGGGGTTTGAAAATCTACGGCCCATAACGTTATATAAATCACGCGACACTTCATTTATATTATCTGCGTGGTTTAAATCTGTAGGCAAAAGTTGCCTGACTTCATCTTCAAAAGCCATTAATATTCCTCCTTATTCAAAGACACCCAAACAAATATATTGATTTTTAAACATTAAAAAACACACCCTATCATTAACTTTAGGCATGTATCCTTTTATTTTTTTATATACCCCAGGACTTTCAGATGTTTCACCGTCAAAAATCACTTTAAACGGCACAACGCTAGTAACAACCGCCCATTTTATCATATATTAACAACCTTTCTGCATGTATGTTTCATTTTTCCACCGACAGCACAGTCAAAGCTCCATGAAGTTTCTATATATTTATCATTAATATCATGGTTTTTAAGAATAATACAATTCATATATCCATGTTCCGGATTAATAGCTGTTTGAAATTCGATATGGCTATATTTGTCAGTCAATTCATATGCCGCCTTTTTGCAAGCCGCCATTAAAGTTGCGTAATCAGCCGCATCTGCAACTTCTTCAACATCTACAATCCTTCGTCCTCGATTTACGATACTTGTTGGACTGTCAGCATTATTATTTTCATAAACTGCTCTAAGCGGCGGATTTATATCTGCATTGTTAGTATACCTGATTACTGTGTTAGGAACGCTGAATAAATCAATTTCATCTTCCATATCTTTCATCATTATTCCGTCTATGCCGGGTTCATAAATAAAATCAACTTCTTTATCTGTCGGTAATATATATGGATCGGCAGTATAATACCCGTTTCCGTCAACACGGAGGCTTGTATAATTTATAGATGACAATAAATCGTTAATTATCTCTATCTTTTCCGTACCAATAGGCCATTCCCTGTTGGAACCCGTTACCTTATCGCTCTCGGTTATACTAACCTTGTAGTCTCCAAGTATCCTTTTACATTCATTAACTACATTTATCCCCTTTGATACAAAATACCTTTCAAGTACCTTATCATCTTCAAGTATATGTAATTTACTATATAATGTCAGGGTTCTTGTTACTCTTGTAGATATTGTGCGTGAAGGGCTGCATATTAAAAAAATCCCTAATGGATATTCTTTGCCGTTTAAACGGCATATTATTTTTATCCTGTCGTTAAAATAATCAATATCCTTACCCTCGCCAATACTCATGCTTGCACTGCTTTTAAGCCTTGTAAGCGAATTATATTCAACGCTGCATTTCTCAACGCACATAAGCTCCTTTTTAAAATCATCGTTCTTATTAAGAAGATAATATTTAAAATCTAAAATCCTCATATTACCTTAACCCCATTCAAAAGAGTAGTTCCATTCAAATTGCATGAGCCGTCAAAGTATAACGGCACAATTCCTCCGTCGCCTTTATACATATCTTCTTCCGAAAAACTTACCTGCATAAAACTGAATGAAATTTCATATCCATTAAAATCAATATGTCTTTCTGAAATATCAGATATTACATACCCATAACATTTATGTCCTCTTTCGTCTTTATAAAGCATAATGCTGCAATCATAAATAAGCTTTGAAAGAGCGTTAAAATCATCAAATGATAAATTAAATTTAAAAGAAAACTCCTGATATACAATATTATCAGTTTCTATGGTTGCGCCTAAGTTTCCTTGATACACCGTATAATCAATATTCCTGTGATACGCTGTTTCAACGGAAATATTTTTATCGCCCAGGCTTCCGAAAACTACCCATCTTTTTTTAAAGTCCTCGGCATTAATAAATTCAAAACCTTTAATACTCATACTTGCTGTTTTTACATCGCTTTCGCTGACACCGCCGTCATAAGCTATTGAACGTATTTTATATTCGTATACTGTTCCATGCCTCAATGTATGATCCGTATAGGCGACTACCCTTCCGAGATTATAAGCAACCCTTATCCATTCATTACCGCTTTCCCTTCTCCAAACTTCGGAATTTTTAAACATGGCGTCGTTTGAATTCTTAATATTCAATAAAACTGCATTATCATTAATAATTAAATCAAACTCGGCTTTGTCGAGTTCAGTTAATTCAGGCATAAAAGCTTTATCTGACCATTCTGACCATAGATTAAATTGGTTTTTTACCCTTACCGAAAATACATAGCTAACTTTGTTTTCAAGCAAAGTTTTAACTGTATATTTTTTTGAATTGCCCAAAATTTCCCCGCTGCTTTCTATAACTTCCGCTCCCCTAAACAACTTAGCCTCCCAGCTTACGGGAGTATCAGAAGGGTTGTTTTCTGTTTCCCATGTGAAAGTAGGCGTCGCGGTGTTATATATAACTGTAGCGTCGTGTCGCGGTTTTTGCGGATAACCATAGGCCAAAAAAGCAACTTCTTTAGTAGAATATGTAGTATATTTTTCCGAATTATATGTTAACTTTAATTTTAATGATATATTTCCTTTAGGCACAGTACCAGCCGGAATAATTAATTGTGTTTCCGTTGTACCGTTATATGAAGTTATTAAAGAATTAGCGGTTAAAACGTCTAATTTAAAACTGTTATAGTTTTCGGCAATCCACGATATAATTATGTTTTTTTCCCTGTTTTGATTAATTCCGTCTGGCTCCAGCGAATAAATCACAGGGGCTATATATGTTGTAAAACTCACCCATTCGGAAAAATCTGCCTCTGTTTCGCCTGCCCCTATTGATTTAACCCGCCAATAAATGGTTGACCCTGTATTAAAAGTATTTTGCGGAAAATCATAGTATTTATTAGCCGATGTAATCTGCACAGTATTGACATTGCCGTTTTCTCCCGCTTTCCATTCAATTACAGCGCTTTCCTGTACTTCGCTTTCATCTTCGTTATAACCAAAACGCCAACTAAACTTTACGGGAGCGGAAGGGTTTATCATTTCATCTATGGGATAAATCGGTTCTGCTGTAGGCGCTCCGAAAAAAATTTCAAGATATGTATTCTCGGCGCTGTCAAAATCAATATAACAGTGAACGTCGACTTTCCCTTCTGTCCACTCGTAATTTGTCCATACCATATTTTCTTCTATGGCTATAATGTCTTTTAATTCTAAAAGTTCTTTTGTATATTCATTGTTTGGGTATGCATAAAATTCCTCGCCGTCAACAAGGAAACGTCTTTCAAAATATTTTAAATAAGTATTTTGGCCTTTATCATAGTCCGTATATACTTTTAAAACTTTGAAATGAAAAACAGCTTTTTCGATATTAGAATTTACTCCTGATAAATCAAAAGTATAATTTATATCCGGATTAATCCCCGTTTCGATAGGGCTTGTCCCCGGACCGTCAAAAAACAAACCTTTATCAATAGAACCGTTATTTGTTACGCTTTTAGCGAATATTATTTTGTTTTTAGACATTTATACCGTCCCCATTCTTAAAAGCTGCTGCTGTTTTCGCGGCTGTTCTTTAATATTGGCTTCTATTTTATCCATTTTGTTGATAACTTCTTTTAACAGCATTTCTAAATTACCCGTATCATTTTCCTGCCTATGCAAATTCTTTTTTGTATCCCTTGCGGTAACCACACGGCTGCCTTCCGGGAGCCATACTTCTTCCGGCCCATATTCCCCGACATATGCCACGCCGCCCCTGTGGTATTGTGTACCGATTGCGTAATGCGCTCTTGAAGTGGAATTAATATTATTATTCACTTTGTCTTTAATACCGTTCATTGCATTAGTAGTTTCAGTAAATCCCTGTTGCAGTTGCGCGGTTTTTCCAATAAGAGTATTTATCCCCCATATTACAAGAGCGATAGCGGTTGCAACCGCTATAATAACCCCTGACCATTTTAAAAAAGTTAAATATACTGTGTTTCCTGCGCCTGCTGAAAAAATTTTCCCTATCTTACTCAAACTGCTGAGGCTTGACGTTGCAAAATTAAATGTTTTAACCAACGATCCGACTATTGCAAGCAATCCGCCTATAGCAGTTATTCCTACAATAACGCCTGACGGTAATTTTGCAAGTATATTTAAAAATCCCGTAATCATCTCTATAACAGGCGTAAATGCGCCTCCTGCCTCAACTAAAGAATTTTTTAAATTTTGTAATGCTTTATTTAATTTATTTCCTGTATCCTCCTGCAATAAATTCAAAACATCATCGGCAGTTCCTGCACTGTTTTCAATATCTTCAAGACAACGAGTAAAATTGTCGGCGCCTTCTCCAGTTAAAACCATTGCCGCATTTAATGCCCTTACATTTCCAAATAGAGCGGCCATATCTTCTGTATTGCCTCTCGTTTTCCTTCTAACATCATCAAGGAATTTGGCAAAGCCTTTGCTTTCTAAAGCGGCCGCATTAAATTGCAGTCCAAGTTCCTTTGCTTTTGCCTGGGCTTCTGCCGTTGGACTTATTATAGAAGTTAGTACGCCTTTAATTCCAGTTATCGATTTATCTGCGCTTAACCCCGACAAAGTCAACGCCGCAATACTAGCCTCAAGTTCTGTTATCTCCGCACCGGCCTGTGCGCCAAGTCCAATTATATCACCTATGCTTTCCGCAAATTCTCCTACATTAAGTTTTCCTAATTTTTGAGTTTTGATAAGCTGATCAACCTGCAAGCTTGCCTCATCTACACTTAAACCGTAACCATTCATAAGAGTTGTTAAAATATCAATAGATGTTCCTATATCAGTAAAACCCGCTTTAGACAATCTGGCCGCCTCATTAAGAGCCTTCATTGAATCTTTTGTTTGTACGTTGCTTGTCAGCACATCGTAAAATGCACTTGCCATATCATTGGCGGCAATTCCATATTCTTTGGAAAGTTCTAAAACGCCTGATTTCATATCTTCAAAACTCATTTGAGTTTCGTCTGAAATAGTTCTTGCTTTTGTCATTGCAGTGTTAAACGACATATTCATTCCTGCGCTTGCAGTGCCCACAGCAACCATTGCCGCCCCAACCTTTTGCAAATTACCCGCAATTTGATCCACATTAACGCCCGCATCGTTCAGCTTATTTTTAAAGTCTCCCCATTGCGTACTAAGCTGGCCGATTGTTGTTTTTTGGGTTTCTACTTCTTTATTTACTTCTTCAAGCTCTTTTTCTGTTTTTGAAAGTTGTGTTTCAGCATTTTTCAGCGCTATTACCGCATTATTTAAAGTTTTTGAGTTTGCATCTTCCGTTACTTTTAACGCTTCAACTTTTTTTCTAAGTTCCTCAACCTGTTTTGCTTGTAATTGTTGTTTGTTCTTTAAATATTCTTGTTTAACTCCTAACTTGTCAAAAGACGTTCCCGTCTTGTCAACTTCCGCTTGTGCTTTGCGGTACTCTGCATTTAAAAGCGCCATTTGCTGTTTTATTTGAGGAACTCCCTTTGTTATCTCTTGATAATTAAATTCAAGGACAATGCTCCTTTTATATCCTTTAAAACTCAACAAAACCACCTGCCAAAATTAATTATATTAAACCTGATATTTCATGCATGCTGCTTACTTCTTTTGTAATATAACGGTTTTTAAATTTGCCTGTTTTAAACTGCATATGTATATTAATCAGCGTAGTTACTTTGGCTATACTGCTTTTTAAAAACTCATCATGCGTCCTGCCCATTTCAATACAATAGATATAATAAAGCAGTTCCCAATCTATTTCACAATTTTCAACAGGCGTTCCAGCTCCCCCAAATACGCTTTTTTTTGTTCCTCCGTTGCATTTGTTAAAAAGCTTTCGGCAAGACAATCGAATATTTCAGCCACAATATTAACGCCGCCGCTTATAATAATGGCCTCGGCATCTTCAAACTTAAAATCTTTCTGATTAACATTTATTCCACAAAAAAGAACCTTTGCCGCAAAATCATAAGGCCTGTTCTTTTCATTTTCAAGTACAGAGGAAATATCTCCGTACATTTCAGTAAACAGCATTAATGCATCATTGTTAAGAGTGCATAAAAACGTCTTATCATTAAAAACAATTTCAAGCGGCTCAATCTTATAAACAACTATTTTCCTGCTCAAATCAATTCATCTCCTTAAAATGTTGTTTTGCATATAAAAACCCTTGTTTCCGTTACTTAGAAACAAGGGTTTAAAATTATCTTTATATTTTATTGTCTTGTTGTTATTTTTTCATGCAGTTTGACAAAATATTTTTATTTAAAAATATTTTTTTAATTCCTCATATGTTTCTTTAAAATTGTCTCTGTCTATTACTATATCGCCAACGGCTACCTCGTCCAGCAAAGCTACAGTAAAAAATCCAAAATCATCTATCTCCTTTTGGCTCCTGTAAAACCATACTGTATGTAGATAATACCCGTCATAATGGGTCAATTCCCTAAAAACGCTTAATAATTCTTCATCTGTTGCATTTTCATCAACTATAACCCTATATCCAATACATTCTTTCCCGTCCCGTATATATCCGCTCATATCTTCTTCCCTATATGTATAATCTATCAAAGCTTTATACGGGTTATAGAAAAAGCTTTCAAATTCGCCGTATGACATATCTTTGTTCCAATCAACGGCATAAATATCCGACGTGCTGATACTTCTGAAAAAATAAGTAGGATTATCTTCTGTACTTAAATAGAATACTGTATCTTTAGAATTTATTTCAATATCTTTTAACTTGCCGCATACCTTCTTTAAATGGAGCAAAAAATTTTTTTCATCGTAACCTTCTGGACTTTTTGCCTCTAACATCACAGCCATAAACGTATCTCCATTTTCATACGGCATTAATTCTGCATTTGCTTTATAATATCCGCCGGTCGATGCTCTCTTGATTTTACTCTCCAAATCAAAAAAGTTGTACTTTATTACAGCTAACAAAACTATAATAATACATCCTATCAAAAAAAATTTTAAACCCCTTTTTTTCAATGCACAAGTTTTTGTGTTTTCATCAACCATATTATTCCCCTCCCTTGATGTCATTATACAGCAATATCTTCTTAATTTCAACACAAATCACTTATACATTATTAGAGGTTTACTTGAATTCCTATTTATAAATATAAAACGTAATTAACTTTCAGCCGGAACAGGCGGCACCGATTTAAACCATGTATCTTTGCATTTAAAATCTTTATCTATTGTTTCGCCAAACAGCCTTATATCTCCATTTTCATCAGGAAGCGCCGTTATAGTAATAGTATCGGTTGAAAAGTTTATGCTGTCCGTCCCCTGTTCAACTTCATTTTGGATTGGCTGCGCTTTGCATCTTGTAAACCAAATAAATTCACTGTTTCCGCCGCTTAGCTCTACTTCCCAACCGAAAGAAAATTCTATTGATTCATTTTCCACGCTGTCACGCACTATGCCGTTTTCATCCTTTATTTTTCCGAATATTTCATTTTGTATTTCCGTCGGTATCCTGTTTAGTTCAACTGATATATCACAGCCTGTCAGTTTAGACACATCTTCGCTTAACGCCCCATCTCCGTACAGCTGCCCTGTGGCAAGTTTTGGGTTAGTGCTCACCTTCATTGCCCCGGCAATACTTTTAGGCTTTTCACGCGTAACAACGCCGCTTTCATCAGTTGTATTTTTTGCATAGTGTACATTTTTAACATTTATTCGGTTATTCACCTTTTAACACCTCGCTTTTAATATAGTTAAATATTAAGACCTTATGAAACAACGCCGTATAATTATCAATATTTTCCATATCGTCCCTGCCTTCGAAATATACAAACCCGTTTTTTTCAAGCAGATTAATTATATTTTCAACAATGCTTTCATAACTCTTTTTTGAATAGACGTCAACTTGAAGCGAACCGCCCTTCTCGGCGCATATCCCGTCTCCCTTAAGTAAGTTAGCCTCATTAAAAAAATGATAGCCTATAACGGTATCGCAAAAATTAATATCAGGTATTTTATTCCATTTAACCGGAACATCCACTGTCTTTAAAAGTTCAAAAGTCCTGTTTATCATCCAAATACCTTCCTTAGTTCTTCATCAACCGCGCTTTCGACAGCCGCCTCGCAATCAGCAAGCGCGCCGTCCATAAAGTGCGTTGCCCTCGAACGGTAAGTTCCGTCATTTACAATATGCCACAATGTTCCCGTCTGTTTTCCACCCTGAACTTTTACAATTATATCGCCGTATTTATCTTTTTTTGTCATAGTCCGCACATCGTCTGCCATATGCACTCTTCTTCTTTTTTTTGAATTTGCGTGCGCGCTTTTTTGGCTTATGCTTCTAAGCCGTTTTTCAACAGAATTTTTAATTATTTTCGCACACTTTTTCTGTATTTCAATTCCCGCATTTTCACTTTCCCTCGGTATTTGCCCTAATTCAACTTCCATTTTGTCGCCGCCTTCAAATCTTATCTTCATTGACATTCATATCAGCCGCCTTTTTAACTGTTGCTATAAGCATATAATTTTCTTCATCTTTAATTTTTTCAAATCCGATTATGTTATATAAATTATCATTATGCTTTATATACATATTTTCATTAATATCATTGCGCACACGCACAATAAAATTAACCCTTACAGTGTTATATTCCATCCCCAGCCTAACGGCCTCACTCCCTAAAAGCCGTATTTTGCAAGCCCATATTCCTTTATATGCAACTTCCAATTCAGGAATCATATTATCAACAGGCCCATTATTGTCGACAGGTTTCATTAAATCAATTTTTATATCAAGGTTCATCTTTAACCGCCTTATAATCGCCGCATATAGATAAATGTATTTTCAGCGTTTCATAACTCTTTACAAAATCGCTATAGTTTTTTTCAGCGTATCCGAAATATGCCTTGCAGTAGAAAACAACGGCCCTTTCAATTAAAGGGTCGCTGTCGTCCACCACCACGCCGCTTATCTCCAAATCCTTTTTGCAGGCTGAAATAAGGCCTGCAAGTTCATTGTCAAATAAGTCGCCTTCAATGCGCAAAGCAAGTTTTATATTCTCCAGCATAAATCCACCGTTATGCAGCCGCTTTTATAATTTTAACAAAAGCTTCTGCGGCCGATACCTTTCCGTCAAATATTGCGCATCCAAGAAAATCATAACTGTTTTCTCTTGTTACAAACTGGGATGTAATATTTATGTTTTCCTGCAAATTTCCTACATAGCCTTCAAGGAAGTTTCCTAAAAAAGCCTCGTCGGCTTTTACCCTATCGTCGAAAGTTACAGGGTATCCGCAAACGTAATAAACTCCGGCCGACTGTGTTATAATATTATTTGCACTTGCATCCATTAACGGATGAAAATCATTGAAGAATGTTGTTTTTGACATAACCCATTCGGACCCCATGTCATATCCGCCGTTTAATAAGCCCACGACAGCCCTTACGTCAGAAGCTTCAAGTTTTTCGTCTTTTCCTACGGTAACCGAATTTTTATTATTCCAGCTAATCGCATCAATACCCTGCGGCTGTGAAACGCCCGTTCCCGTTAAAATAAAACCTGTAAGCTTTTCTGCAATTTTTTTGCTTAATTTCCTTACGAGCCATTCTTCAAATACATCAATAGACATAGTTTCAACTGATTTGGAAATAGTTATAAGCTTAGTTACTTCATATCCGTTTAAGGAGATTTTATTTATTGTATCGTTATCCGGCGTAATTGCGGCCCCTTCATTATGTAAAGCCGCATCCACCGTCGTGCCTTCTGCCGGTATAATCAAATTGCCTTTAACCTGCAATAAGTCAATTTTATCAAGCAAAGGGGCATACTGTTTTACTTTTTCAAGTATTTTATTTGACGTGGACGTCGGAACAACAGCACCTGCGCTGTTTGCAACCGTCGTCATTGCCCTTTTTTCCATTTGTCCCAGTTCAATACCCCTGATTGATTTTAAGAACGCGCTCCTATACTCAGGACTTGCGGCATTAAATACATTATCCCTGTTTTCAATACCGACGCCCAGATCAATGCCAATACCATCCTCTGATATTTTTTTAATTAAAACTTTCCTGTTTTCCTTTTCCTTTAAGATAGCGCCCCTTTCTTCAATAAGCGAATTAACTTCGTCATTAAGCTTATTAATATCTGAATCTTCACTTTCCAGTTCCTTTTTGATTTCGCTCATCCTTACTTCAATTTCTTTTAATCTTGACATTATAAAATCCCCTCCAATTTTAGTTTTAACAATATTTTTTCTCTTGCCGCTACATCCCTGAAAAATCCATTTGAAAAATTGTCCGTAAGCGTCCTTGCATATATTTCAGTAATATCGTTCGCCGGCAAAGAAACTGCCGATACATCGAACACCTTTTTAATTCTTGTATGCACAACTGTCCTGTTTGCTTTATCGAAATTCCATTTCCACGGCAAAAATCCCCATGACATTTTTGTTATCATACCGTTTGAAATTTCATTGTAAAGTTCTTTCGCCCCCTCCGTCCTGCTTAAATCAGCGCACATAAAAAGACCTTTATTGTCAGCTTCAACAACTAAGGTCTTATTAGAAGTCCTTGCAAAAATTTTCCCTTCATGGTCATACTGAAATATGACGTCCGATAAATCACAGCCGTCAAAAGCTTCCGGGAGAAACTGTTCATATACAGGACCATTTTCATCTTCAAACAGCAAATATCTTTCAAATGTCGCGGCATACCCTTCTACATAGTAATCGCTGTCAATCCTTTTTTGCCGGCTGCAAGCCTCAAACATTTTCAAGTTCCTGTACTGCCACTTGTTCATCTTCACCTATTTTCACCCCCTCTTTCAGATTTTCGTTATATTCGTCAGCTAAAGCATATTCCTTGCGCACATACCGCTTATCACCTCCTTCAACAGGCGACATATTAAATATCTCAAGCCCCTGATTATGCGTTATAAATCCCCTGTCAAAAAGCTGTGTAACCGTATTTAATTTTTCTGTATTGCTTAAATATTGGAGCCTGTTGGCCGTAAATATAAAATAATTGCCAAAACTTATTTCCCGCGGTGTAAAAGTCATATTAGTATGTACTAAGCTGGCCTCTATTGCAAACGGTTCTATTTTTCCTTCATAATAAGCGTTCCATTTATCTGACGTGAATTTGTTTTGAAGTATATCCTCGTTTGTGCCGAAATAATTAAACACATTTTCCTTTATCTGCGACATTTGCACAGGGTTTACTATAAACGGCTTACTGTCTATCTGCTTAACTTCCGAATATTTTTGGTCAAACAACAGCACGCCTCCGTTATTTTCAGGCGAGAGGTAGTCTTTTTTAAAACGCAATTTTTCCCTTTCTATATCGTCAGGCTTAAATACGCCGCTTAACCGCGCCATAAACCTTAAAGCCGCGCTGCTTTTAACGCCTTCGATTATTCCCTGATTCTGCGTATGCATTAAATCCATTGTAGGCTGTAAGCATGAATTACTTTCGCCAAATAATTCATTTTTGTATTGGAACTGGTTCATTATGCCTACTTTTTCCAACTCAACAGCTCCATAATTGCCGTTTCCAAAGCTATATTTAACATATTTGGCTCCGTTATAATCTACAAGCCGGCAATTACTTGTTACCAAAGGATAATACCCGGCTATATCGTCATAAGCGTCGTATAAAGGCGCTATAAACGCCGTGTTTTCAATCATATAAACAGTTGCAAGCCTATATAAATATTTTTTTGTATCCATAAGCTCATTGGGCTTATACTGCATAACCCTTTCAAGCGTTTTATTATTAGAACCTTTTATTTCAGGCTTTAATTTACTTACATGTGTCGCAAAGCTGTGTATTGCCGCCCTTGTAAGCTCCATTTCATATATCCCGCCTTCAAAAGTTGTAAAAGCCGGCGTATAAGAATTAATTAACTTAAAATAATCGTTTACTATCTGCTCCATTTTTTCTTTCTTTCTGACAGAACTTAAAAAGCCCATTTAGCCATTGCCGCCCCCCTTGTTTAAATTAATATACATATCCATTTTATCCATAAGAACTTTATATGCGCACAGCAGTGCAACTGTTCCATCTATTCTTCGCCTTGCGTCAAGGGATTTTACCGGCTGTATATTTCCGTTAATGTCCGTTTTAACCTCTGTGTTGTAAAGGCACCATTTATCAACGGGATTATTGTTATATATAATCTTTCCAGCCTTAAAGTCTGCCGCCAAATCCTTCATAGGCTGGCTTAAAGTTATCGCCCCCTGCCTCACGGGTATCATGCAGTTAGAACCAAATTCACTTTCAAATTCCCGCAAAAGCGTATCGTCTACATGCCACGGATCATATCCGATGTATGATATATATAAACCTTCGGTTTCCCTAAGTTCCTTAAACCATTCCAAAAAGACTTTTTTATCACATTTATTGCCTTCGCATGTTCTCAAGTACCCTTTATCGATCCATAGCCTGTATGGAGCATTATCACGCTCACGTCTGCTGCCGCTTTTATCAATCTCATCAATTACCGACTGCGGTATCCAATACATAGATTTAACATATATGTTGCCGTCTCCCGGCCGCATGCAGATTGCTTTTGCGGCATTAAGATCCGTTGTATCTGCCGCGTCAAAACCGCCTATAGCATAATCAAAAGTTATATTATATACGTTTTCATTGTTCAATTCTTCAAATCTCAGCCATGCATTTTCAGACGTTTGAGGTATATTAAAATCTTTTACCATTACTGTCGGCTTAAAACTCGCGTCATCCGTTGCCTTTTGGATCATTTGCCGTAAAAAATCCCTCGACTTTATTGTGTCTATTCCGGGATTGCTTTTTTCCCAACACTTTTCAATATTCCATTCCTGTGGGCTGTCAAGTTCATATATAAACGGAAGAAAATGTTTATTTTCAGCCTCGCCGTAAATAATCTTTTTTGCATACTGATATTGGCTGTCAAAAATACCTTCCCTTATGAATCCGTTTGTTGTTATACAAAAAAGCAAAGGCTGTGAACGCGCGCTCATTGCCTGTTTAATCAAGTCATATATATCCCTGTTTTTAATTGCGGCAAGTTCATCAATAACGGCACAATGCACATCAATGCCGTCAAGGCTGTTTGTATTGCTTGCAAGAGCCTTTATAAACCCCATATTTGAAGGGAAATATAAATCTGCCGCCCTTTTCTTTATATGCTTCCTTAAAAGAGGGCTTTGTTTTATCATTTTATGCGCCGCATTAAAACCCAGTTTGGCCTGATCCAACATCGTCGCAATATTGTATATCTGAGGCGCGCCCTCCCCGTCGTTAATAAGCATGTCCAATTCAACAGCCGCCGTTTCCGTAGTCTTTCCGTTTTTACGGCCCTCAACAATAAAAACTTCATTGTACTGCCTTAAATTATTATCATCCACAAACCCGAATATAGTTTGCAACCTTGCTTTTTGGAAAAGTTCAAGTTTTAACGGCTGTCCGATCCTTCCTGTTGGCAGTTTGCAGAATGTTTCTATAAAATCAACATGACGTTTGGCAATCTTATAATCAAAATGGTATTCTTTAGGATTATGGAAATTATTTAAAAGGGTTTCTGAAATACGTTTCATTTTATCGCAAGATATTATTCGTCCGTCATAAATTCCTGAAAAATACTGTTCAAACTCTGTCATCTGCTGTCACGCTCTAAAAATTCCATAAGCGCATCCTTTTCATCCTCTGTTTCAGAGAGCAAATCAATAAGAAGTTTTATTGTAGCATTATAATTTTTTATCATTATGTTAAATGACTTCTGTGCCGGATGTTCGGCCTTGACTTCAAAGCCGTTTCCATTTATAGTTTCAATAATGGAACCTTCCTTTTTTACTTTGCTTTTCAATTCTTCTAAAGTTATAAGCATAAAGGCCGCCTGCTGGTAAAGCCTTTCTGCTATTACTTTTTTATCTTCCGGCAAATTCTTAAATATCTTTTTAAATTTATTTATCTCAGCTTTAATCTTTTTATCCTTTTCAATCTCCTTCTGGCTTATAGGCATTTTATACCCCCTTTGCTGTATTTTTTCATGCGTTAAAATTAATCAGATCGGAAGAGCGTCGTGT